AATAGAATGAAGGACTGGAAGGCAACAGTTAGAACATGGATTCAAAGAGGGAAAGAAAATGGACAATCAGGAAGCAAGGCAGCACTTACAAACCTTAACGACACGGATTTCTGAATCTGAGCTATTGGCGGTAAATAAGCAGCAGGATACAGAGCAAGATAGAAAGGTTATCAGTTATATCATTCATAAGCTTCAGGCCATATGCCCAGCATGGCAGCAGTCTTTGGCAGGAATGGCGCAGGGGGAGAAGGAGCAGTTACTAAAGACAATTAAGAGAGAGTGGCTCAATAGTCTAATGGCGGCAGGCATTAACGAGCAGAGAATCATTGATTACGCCCTGAATAGAGTGAAGGAGGCGGGTAGCCCATTCTTGCCGACTATAGGCGTGTTTCTAGGCTACTGTGAGGAGGGTGATTTGCCAGCAGGCGTTAAGACGCCAGAGGGGTCGTATAAAGAAATCGTTGATTATCAATGCCTACCAGGGGAGAGGCGCCAGCCGATAGGGTTGTCACCAGAGGTCTGGCACACATTGAACAATCTTGGTGATCTGCACTCATGGCGACATATGAATGTAGAGAAGCATAAAAAGTATTGGCTAGATGAATACAGAAGAACGCTCAAGCACTTAAAAAGCGGGAATTCGCTGGATGAAGCGCCCCCGCCAAGAAAGGCGATTGAGAATAAGCCAACACCAACAAATAAAGATGACGCAATAAGCCGATTAAAGGCTATGCGAGATCGATTATAACCACCATGTTAAACGGCGGCTGCGCCGTCCTTTTGAATTATTTGTTATTCGTCCGAGAGGTGAGTATGTACGTTGATTTATGTCAGCACTGTAAAACAAGCATTTATTCTAATGATGACTATGTAAGCCACTCTAGTGGTAATTATCACATTGAATGCGCAGAAGAAATTAATCTACCAGAAGATGAAATTGAAGACGAATAACCCCTGCAATATGCGGCTGAGTGAAACGAAGTCCAAGCATGATTGCTTTGTTAGCTGTTAATTTTGGAGACTGAAACATGAGTATGAATAAAGACATTAAACTATTAAGGGAAGCACTAAAAGCAACTGTAAAACAACTGAACGATGTTACGCCACTCCTACAGACTGACGAAAATGGAGTGGGACCAGGTTGCACTGCCCACTTTCAGGCGTTAATTAATGCAAGCCACGCTTTAGAAGAGACTAAAGACAGCTAACGCCGAATTCAACGGCGCGAAGCGTCCTTTGAATGAAGTGTTATAAAGGGAAATATGAAGTTAAACGAAGCGTATGATATTTTGAGAATTCATCAAAAGTGGAGAAAAGGCGACCAATATCTAAAGCGGGTTCCGCCATTTGTTTTGAGTGAGGCTATAGATATGATTTTAAATGCTCACTACTCGGCAGAGATGACAATAGCAACTCCAAAGGGGAAAGAAGGTGAGGGCAACTAAAAGAGAGATATTAAAAGAGACCGCCAAGGCAAAGAAGATTTTAAAGGAAGTGATTGATTTGAAGTCTTATATGGAAAAGGCGGGAAGGGAGCTAAAGGTTGCTAGGTTGACCAGTGAGCAGTTTAGAGAGCTTGGTGTTTCCGATGGGTTTAAGTATCAAGGTATTGAATTAAAACTAGATAAGGAGAAAGCAGGGTGCATGAATCAATCATCGCTAATTTAACGATAGAAGAATTAGAGGTTCATTTTTCAATTAATGATAGCGATCCTTTTGCTAAAAGACTCTTTGAATTGGTGACGGAAATCAAGGTTGAGAGGGATGATCTATCCGATGAGCTTGAATCTGAAAGGTGTAATCTTGGCGAAAAGATTGAGGAGCTAGAAGAAGAGGTCGGGAGACTAGAAGAGGTTATAGAGGAGCTAGAAGATGAATCCTGAAGAAACAGAGCAGTACAAAGCAGGTGTGCAGGCTAGGCTAGCATTCGAGGGTAGCTCTACATGTCCTTACTCAATGCCTAGAGCTGCGGTATCTGGTGTTAACCACGAAGGTGGCCACAGCAAAGAAATAATTAACTTCCATCTATGGATGGCCGGATACAATGACGCGGGGGAGTAAATGATTTTTACAGAGCATGAATTAAACAAGATAAAGCCTAAACCTAAGCAAGATTTAAATATCTGCAAAAGCCGATATGGTAAAGACAAATACCGCCTTCATTGTCGAATAGATCGTAATGAAGAGTATTTAGGCACATTCACAGAAGAAGAAGTTGCACTTGCAGAAGAGGCAGCTCAGAAAATGATCAAGAATAGAATGGTTGATCAGAGATTTAGAGATGCACTAAAAAGCCGAGTAAGGAGAGTATTAAATCAATGTGCGGTATAATGCGCTCATAAATCAAGGGGCGCAAAATGGAAGCTTGCAAAAAGGGGGTGGTGGTTATAAGTCGCCATGATATGGTTAATATATATCCGCTTGGCGGTCAGTATAATAACTACCTAAAACACCCTTTAATCTTTGCGCTATCCCTTATAGAGGTAACAAGAACACCAAATACAATAATGGAAAAAGCCATGGTGTTAGAAGTAGATGAGATATTAGATGCAATCACGAACATTGCTAGCAGACAAGCTAAATTTGACTGACGCTGAAAAAATAAACACAATATACGCACTTAGAATTCAAACATACCAACACCTTCACACTCTAGGAATGATTGACAATGGCCTACTCAAAGCCGAAAAAGAAGCCCGCAAAGAAAAAGCCCGTAAAGACATCAAACGCCAATGGCGCAAAGTTACGAAAGAAGAAGCCTTCTAAGACCGCTTTTGGTACTGGTATTAAGGCGAAAAAAGATCGTAACGGCAATGTAAAAAAGGCATAAAGCCAAGGGCTAAAGATGACACCGATGATTCTAGTGGGGCTAATGATTCTAGCCCTAATCGTAAGAAGAACAAAGATAGCAGTAATAGTCGCAAGCGGGTTCGTAGCAAGTGAGCTTGTGGCCTATACAGGTTTGGACGTTGTATCAATGCTCATTATTTGCACTTCTATCAATATCATCATAGCCCTTGGCTGCATTAAATACTGGCGAGACGAAGGTGACAACATAGGCGCATGGATGACCTTGATGACATCTATTGCGGCTGCCCTATCTTTTTCGAAGCTGGCTGCTATAGGCGTAGTAAGTGGCCCAGCATTACACAATTCAATAATGAACACGGTCAACGAATTACTGATAGGTGTTGCCATGTTCACTATTGCCCTATTGTTACTGCTCCCATCTAAACCGTGGACCCTTCATGAGCTATTGGCAGATATTAAGCATGGCATTTCTAGGTTGGGCTATTTATTTGGTCATAGCTCTGGCAATGGACGTGAGACGTGAACATAAGCGGAAATCATGTAGTGGCAGGGACAAATCTAGGCTTCATGAACCTGACGACTGACGAGGCCGCGTTTCTTGTATCTTCTGCGGTTGCAGTATCTTATGTTTTCATTGCTGCGTTTAATGCGTGGTCAGACCATAAATACAGGAAGGAGAGCTATAATGCCGCTAAAGAAGGGAAAGAAAAATATTAGTTCTAACATTAAGAAGTTGCGAGGCAAGGGTGAAGAATGAGTGACAAAGCCAAAATAAGCTTAGTGGCAGAAACACCAAGCGAAAAGAAGCGCAGGGAGTGGCAAACGGTAAGGGATTATAGGAAGTTGCTAGCCGCTTATGATCTACCTACTGTGCCAAACCCTGAAGAAAGCAAAAAGGTCAGCGTTAAGGTGTGACTCAATTAGTAGAAAACACCAGTAAATTCAATAGCTTACTAGAATTGTTTGATTTATCGCCTGATGGTATTAAGAATGTTATAATCAAGATAGATCGAGGCAAGGCTATGAGTGACGCAGGTGACTGCTACATAGTTAAGAAAGACAAAATGACAACCGATCAAGACTGATAATTATTGTCACTTACTGACCTTAACGGGTCATTTTTTATCCTTCACATAGTTTTATACGGGTTAATTACGGGATGGCTAGGAGTAGCACGACATTCGGCGAAGATGCGCAACCCAGTAAGCGTAGAGGCAAAAGCGGGAAGACATTGGTACTAGAGGGCATCAAGGCTGCTATGCCCCTATGTAAGACCAGTGAGCAGGCTGAGACGCTTTACTTCAAAGAAGTAGCTAAGCGGGCTTTCAGTGTTGAAGATAAAGATAGTGCAATGCTTCTTAAGTGGATGGGGGACAAAGGATGGGCAAGCCTAAAGGCGGTACTAGAACCAGTTGCCTTTGAATACCCTGAAGATGGCACAAGACTAGAAAAGGCGGATGCTGTTTTGCTAGCAATGGCTAAAGGCATTATTCCTGCTGATGTTGGCTCTCTGTTCCTTCGCTCTAATGAGCACGTTTCTAATGTAGAGGTAGACACTAAGATCAAGCAAGAGCTAGAAGAGATTAAGCAGCACCTAGGTCTATCTGATGGCTAATGCAGCCTTACTTAAAGAGATAGATAGAATTAAGCCATTGGCCAAGGCCCAGTCAGGCACATTAGAGCCTACTGTCTACGGGATAGTTGATAGGGTAGACAATATTGACGGTGAGTTAATCCCTAATATTATTCGTAAATGGAAGGGCACCATAGGGGATATGCACCCCACTGATGATGAGCCCACTGTATTGTTAGTCCCAAAGCTAGAGCCTGCCATACTCAAGTACAAAAAATATAAATGCTTTTTTGGCGGACGTGGTGGAATGAAGACTATGTTTGCTCAGAATGTGTTTACGGCAGAGGTTCACTCATCCGGAATTAAGAACTACGTGCTTCGTGAGCGAATGAAGTCATTAAAAGACTCTATATTCTCCGGTATTGAGACAACTATATCCAAATCTGGATTGGGTGGCTTTATATCCGTTCCCTCTAAATGGGAAATAAGAAACACCAATGGCGGGAAGTTCGTATTCGGGGGTATGGCAAACATCCTTGACATGAAAGGCGCGGCGGACTTTAAGCGCTTTCTAATGGAGGAGGCAGAGAAGACCAGTCAGAAGACTATCGACACACTAGGCCCAACGCTAAGGGATATATTAGGAGCTGAGCTTTGGTATCTATGGAACACAGGATCGAGCCAAGACCCAATGTCTCAGGAATTCATAATCCCTTATCAGGCTGATATAGATAGAGATGGGTACTATGAAGATGAGCACCATCTAATCATCAAGCTCACCTATGAGGACAACCCTTGGTTTATGCATGATGAGTCACTAAGGCAAGAGATTGAGAAAGACCAGAACAAGGTTAAGCGAGGCATTATGAGTCAATCAAGGTTCGATGGCATATGGCTTGGAAAGTTCAATGATGATGTGGCCAACTCAGTGATTAAAGAGGACTGGTTCAAGGCTTGTATTGATGCCCATGAGAAACTAGGCATAGAACAAAGAGGCGCTATCACCTCAGCGTGCGATCCATCCGATACTGGTAACGATCCATGTGGCTTTGTATCTAGACAAGGAATAGTCTTTTTTGATGCGAGAGAGATAGAAGCTGAGAATGGCAACCGCAAGATAGATGAGGCTTGCAAGATTGCCATATCTCATGGTTGCGATTCATTTGGATATGATGCTGACGGCTTGGGTGCAACGCTAAGGGATAATGTGGATAAGGCGTTTAGTGGAAAGAATGTAAATATCTATGCTTACAAAGGGTCTAGCGAAATACATAGCCCGGAGGCTGAATTCAAGAGTGAGACAGCCGGATTAACCAATAGGGCAAACAAACTAAAAAACAAAGACGTTCTTCATAATAAGAAAGCTCAAAATATTATCAGCTTTGCTGAGGCGGTATTTAGAACATGGGAGGCAGTAGTGGAGGGTAAATATCATGACCCCGATACACTCATAAGCTTTAAGTCTTACGATCCTGAGACGAAGACAGGTATCAAGCCGGATATGATGGAGAAGCTAAAGGCGGAAGCTTGTAAGACTCCAATAAAGCCTGCTGACACAGTTAAGTTCTACACTAAACCCGAGCTAAGGAAGGGCGTTCAATTGCCTGACGGGTCGAGACTGGTCATCCCTTCGCCAAACATATTTGACGCTGCTGTGCTTTCACGCGACAAGTCAAGTATAATGAAACAAATAGACACGGTGGAAGTGAATTTCCAGTCCTTATTTTAGGTGCTCAAATGGCAACCAAAGAAGAAAAATTAAGAAATGAGTTCCAAGGCTGGATGCAGCAGCTAAAGGAAAACCAAGAGTCTGACGTTGATCAACGTGAAAACGCTAGGGAGTGCGACCGCTTTCTATTGGATAAGGACGGGCAGTGGGAAGATGAGATAGCCCAAACCCTAGATTCTCAAAAACGCCCCCGCTATACATTCGATAAGATTACCCCAGTCCTAGAGTCTATGATGGCTGACATTGAAGACATGGACTTTGGTTGCAATGTTAAACCTTCTAACTCAGGGGCGGATAAAGATACAGCTCTTACTTATGAAGGGATGATTCGCTCCATCCAAAATGAATCGAGGTCTGACGCTACTTTTAGAAATGCTTGCCGTCGTGTAATGCGCAGGGGCTTTGATGCATGGATGGTTAGAGCCAAGTACGCCGATGAATGGTCATTTGAGCAAGACCTATACATCGTACCTATTCCCAATGCTATTAACCGCGTATGGGGTAGCAACGCCAGTAAGAAGGCAGACAGTTCCGACTCTGATTATATGTATGTCTTAACTTCAATTAGCCTACAAGAGTACAAGGAGCGGTGGCCCGATAGGCAGCCTGTAAGTGTTGATGACTACGATGAAGATTACACCTATAGCAACCACGAGCCGGAAGTGGTGGTGATTGCCGAGCGATACTATAAGAAGAAAAGGCTTATAGAAATTGCTCAAATGTCTAATGGTGAGGTATTTGAAGTCAATGACGACTTTGAGAAGATTGTGGACGAAATGGCCCAATCTGGAATTACAGTAGTTAAGACCAAAAAAGTGGATGACTTCAATTGGTGTTATTCGCTATTTGATGGCAATGGAATTATTGAATACGAGAAGCCGACGCCGTTCAAATCTAATCCTATCATTACGGTTTACGGTAACTATGAGCATATAGGTAGTAATTCAAAGATTACCTATTCAGGTTTTGTGCTCAAAGAACTAGACGCCCAGCGTGTTCATAACTATGCAAAATCAAGAGAGATAGAGGAAGGTGCGCTTGCTCCTAGATCGAAATGGTGGATGACCAAGGGGCAGGCAAAAGGCAATGAAGACCAGATAGCGCGGATGAATATTAGTGCTGACCCTGTTCAATTCTATACGCCTGATGGCGAAGTGCCGCCACCGTTCTATCAGCAGGTGGCACAAGCAAGCCCGCACCTAAACACCCTAGGGAATCAAATGGCTATCGACATTAAGGAGCAGGCCAATGTCTTTAGTGCCATGCAGGGTGATTTTTCTGGCCGCATGTCAGAAGATACCGTGAGAATGCAAATAGACCGTGGAACCGCTGCGACTCGTAAATGGGTGAACTCTATTATTGATGGCATCCGTAGAACGTGTGAGGTGTTGGTGGAGACTATTCCAGTGGTCTACGACACCAAGCGTCAATTTGCCATTACAGGTATAGATGGTTCTGAAGATATGGTTGTTCTCAATGAAGAAATCTATGACCAACAGACAGGCCAGATGGTTAAGAAGAATGATCTTAATCGCGGAAAGTACAAGGTTATTTGTGACGCGGGTCCGGCATTCGCTAACCGTCAAGAGGCTGGCTTAGACGCGCTGCTTAAATATGCTCAAGTTGATCCTACGGTTGTACAGCAGGCGGGTGATATTATGCTTAAAGCTATCGACGCCCCAATGGTTGACCAAGTATCCGAGCGCAAGCGTAAACAGTTATTACAGGCTGGCCAGATACCACCCGAGCAGATGACGGATGAAGAGAGGCAGCAAATGGCTGTGATGGCTCAGCAGCCACAAGCGCCAAGTGTAGAGCAGATCCTAGCTCAAGCCGAAGCTATGAAAGCTCAGAACGAACAAGCCAAGCTTCAGCTCACCGCTCAACTTGAAACAGCTAAGCTGCAACTCAAAGCCCAGCAGCAAGAGGTTGACAAGGCCAAGCTACAGCTTCAAGCACTACAAAGCGCCCGCAAGCAAAACTTAGACGAAGCTCAAGGTGTGGCGAATATCGAAAACACCAAAGCGGACACTATGAACAAGCTAGCCGATGCTGAGAAGACAAGTGGTGAGAGCGTGGCGCAACAGATAGAGAATATTCAAGCTGTTACACCTCAAGTCACAATGGTTACGGTAGCGGGAGAGGAAGGGGTTTAATCACCCTTATTGCTTCTGATAATCTCACTGAGCATTGTGTTAAGTAGTCTTTGCTGTTTAACCATGCTCTTATGAGAGGAGGATCCCTAGTGCTCGCAAGTCTTATCTAATCCAGTGCTCTCTCCTTTGAACACAACTTCCTTATCTTTGGTGTTTTTTGTGTCTTTCATAAATCCTCCTTTGTTTTACATAGCCTAGCACTGCCTGATATTTGATTAAAATTAACTTTAGCTATCACTAACCCACCCTTAATTGCCTTTAACTATCACTAGGGTTAAAATATAGCCAAGGTACGCGACCTTATCGCGGTTTACTTCGCCTAGGAGGCGCTTAAATGACTGAAGATGCTAACACCCCAGAAACCGAACCTTTAGAGCAAGGCCAGCCAGAAGACTCGCAAGTACAGGGCTCCGATTCATCGCCGGATAGTGGAGAAAGCCACGAACAAAAACACGATTCTGTTCAGGCTCGTATTAATAAGATTACAGCCGAAAAGTATGCAGCAAAGCGGGAAGCTGACGATTTGCGTAAGCAGTTGGAGGAATCCCAAAAGGCAAAGGCAGATACACCAAGTGTGCAACCTGTTCAAAGTGGATCTATTCAGGCTCCTAGTGTTCCTGATGATATTTACGATGAAGAAGCTATGCGCAAGTACAATGCTGATCTTGTTGCATATAGCCAAAAAGTTGCTGAAGACGCTGCAAGGTCACAGTATCAAAAGCAGCTAGAAGAACAGAATAAGACACAAGAGCAGGTTAAGCAGAAGCAGCTTATTGATTCATGGGTTGATAATGCACAGAAATCGGGTGTTGATCTAGATAAGCTAGGAGCAGCAGAGCAGACAATTGCTAATGCAGGTGTGAAGCCTGAGTTGGCTCAGCATATTATGTCTGACCCTAATGGCCCAGCTATCGCGGTTCACTTGGCTGAGAACCCAGCTCTTATGTATGAAGTGTTAAACATGTCTCCGGTAGCGGCGGCGGTCAAGATCGAAAATCAGGTCAAGGCCGAAGCTTTATCAAAGACACCAAAAGTATCTAATGCACCAGAGCCATTAGCTGAAATTAATGGCGGCGGAATGGCTGAAAAAGATGATTTCAGCCGACAATTCCCTGATGCGAAAATCATTTAAGGAGGCCAAAAATGGCTAACGATTATCAAAGTAATACCAATACAAAGCTATTAAAGGCATTTGCCCGACGTTTTGAGTCTAATCAGGTGTTAGGTAAAACTGTATCCAAGCAGCTTGTAGACGACTTCGACGCATCCACGGGCAAAGACTACGGCTCGGTTGCTATGAAGCGCCCACCGCAATATGTGCCGCAGCGTACAGCCGACGGCGATATGTCCTCATCAACCGCCAATCCTGTAAAAGTTGGTCGAGTACAGGCTGAAGTATCTGACTACATCACTGTGTTTGTTGAGAATACACAGGTTGAGGAGGCATTAGAGGCTGATCAATTAGATGAACTTCTAGACCCTATCGCTATGGACATGACTACCACCTTGGAAAGTGAGCTGGCCCTATATATGGCTAAGAATGCAGCACTTCAAACTGGTGATCCTGATAGCCCTATTGCTAAGTGGTCTGATGTTGCGGCGGCGGGTGCCCTGCTAAAAGAAATCGGCGCGCCTCAGGGTATGTCTTACGGTGTGATCAACAACTTCACAGAGTCAGACTTGGCTGACCTTCAGACTCAGTTGGGTGTGAATAGCGAAGTTGGTGATGCTTGGTCCAGTGCGTTGGTCAAAAAGAATTTTGCGGGCTTGGATGTTCTTACAACCAACAACCTACCAGAGTTCCAAGCGGGCAACACCACTAGCGGCCTAACTGTACAAGCTACGCCACTGGCTACATATAATGCCTATAAGAACACCTACCGCATGACGGTGGTTCTTGCTGGGGCGACACCTACCACGGGAACACTAAAGGCAGGAACAGCCTTGCAGTTTGAGGGTTCAAACCTTCTTAATATGCGCAACCGCAAAGTGCTTCGCAAAGCAGGTGTTCCTGTTAAATTCACCGCAACAGTGCTTGATGACGCAACGGCTGACGGTTCGGGCAATATTACGGTAAACATCTCAGGTGCCGCAATTAATGAGGCTGGCGTAAATGGCGCGTTTAATACTGTTGATGCTCCTATTACAGCCTCGGATGCAGTAACGGTGCTTAATAGCACGGCTGATGCCTTCTATCGCCCCGAGCTTGCATACTGCAAAGACTTTGTAGGCATGGGCTCGGTTATTCTGCCTAAGCTTCACGCCTTGGATTCCAATGTGCTGAACTTCAACGGAAACTCAATCCGTGTTCACCGCTTCTCTGATGGCGTAGGCAATAAGAACCGTTACCGCTTTGACTTGCTTCCAACATTCGCAACCTTCAACCCTGCTTGGGGTGTGAAAATGGGTGGCAACCCTTAATAGGTTGCTAGTAGCACTCAAGGGGGTTTCGGCCCCCCTTCTTTTTACAGGTGGAAAAATGCAAAGCGTAAAGACTATTTTTAAATCAGCAAAAACAGAACTCGGCTATTACAAGGTAATGATTAACGACCAAGACACGTTCGACCACTTCACGGGCGATGGATGGGTTCAACACGTAGACCAACTACAAGCGCCTACCGAAGTTAGTGAGATGTCAGAAGAAGAGCGCCAGCTTCGTGATGAGTATGAGCAACTAACAGGCAAAAAAATTGGTGGTCGTGCTAAGCTGGAAACAATCAAAGAAAAGGTTGAAGAAGCCAGAGGCTAACCATGCAGATCAACAAAGGCGACCTAGTGAATGGCGCTTATACCATTCTACGTATAAGCGGCCTCACATTAACAGCCAGCCCCGATGAAATTACAGCTGGTATTCAGGAATCGGATGACTTAGCGAGTGAATTAAAAGGCAGCGGCGTTGATGTTAATTGGCAGCAGCCTAGTGATTATGGGCTTAGTGATCCTGCGGATACTTCAGGTTTAACGCCTGAAATGGCTGGACCTTTTAAGAGTGTTCTAGCTCTTCGCCTTGTTGATCTATTTGGTAAGCAAGCAACACCGTCTTTAGCCAAGAGAGCTAGTGACGGGATGCGGACGCTAGAGCAAATCACGGTTAACGCTCCAGAATCGGAACTGCCTTCTACATTGCCATTTGGGTCAGGCAATGAGTGGGACTATAGAAGCCGCCGATTCTACCCTGAGCCAGCCGCTAATAATGATGCTGATTATGTATTTCTTGATGATGTACTTAATTACACTGAAGATTTTAGCGCATGGCTTATTGACGAGGAGCTTGTGAGTGCGTCGTGGGAGGTTGCAAATGGCAGTGTTGAGATTGACAACGTAGTTAATGCAGAAACAACCTCAACCGCTCAATTGACCTTTTCGACTATTGGCGGCTTCACTCTTTGCATAACGGCAACCAAGACTAATTCGACCGATGTGTTCACAGTTCAAAAGAACTTTATAGTCAAGGATTGCAATCGCCAAACTTATGGAATTATTACTCCATAATAAAGCAAATGTAGTACAATTAAGGCGTTGATCTTGTGAAGGGGGTCAACACTAGGTTGATCAGCCGCCTATTACCTTCACAACCTTCACATAATGCCCTAGCTGTACGGGGCTTAAAATTCCCTTCGCGTAATCCTTCATTGAGAGGCTATACATGGCTAGATTCTTAGTGCCATTAGCGAACGGGGTTTATGAGTCTCAAAACCTCCAGTCTATTGGCAGCGAAAACAACACCTTTTACCACCAAGTAAGTTTTGAGGTTGACGGCAACCCTACTACTGGGACGGTTGAAATTAAAGCACGCGCTTTTGACTCTCAAGAGTACGAGTCCATCCCTGATGGAACTATCAGTTTTACCGCCCCGCAAACTCTTTTGTATCAATTCAATACGGATACCTATCAATTCACTGTGACAGGCTCGGATGTATCGGACGGCTTCATTATCGTGAATGACCAAGAGTTAAAAGGAGTTACACCATGACACTAGGACCACAAACTATCGGCATCGGCCCTCAAAGGATTGGAGGCAGCGGTAGCAGTATTAAGCAGAGTCTTTGTCAGGTGTCAATTACGCACCCATCTCCTGCCTTTACAGTCGCCGTAACAGGGACGGGTGATAATGATCTTGATCCGACTGTATACGCAGCCAACTTTGTTACGCTGCTTAATGGATATTCTGAGCAATTAAATTCTGGCTCTGCATTCGAGACACAGCCAGATGGGAGGGTTAAGGTTTTGGCGGCTGGCGCTGTAGTTGTTAGCGCTTATGCGGATATTGAGCATACCGCAAACAACACAACAGCTGGCGCTGTATTTTCAATTGAGAGGAATGCTGTAACAATCCTGTCCCCTCGATCAGTTCACGCGAGGTTGCCCAATACAGGTGATATAGGAAACCTTGCCGGAATAGGATCTTTTAACGCCCAAGCTGGCGATATAGTCGGGGTTGCACTAGCTAGCGATACAACAGGTAGCCTGAGCGTTCGCGCGTCGTCACTGGTGTTTGAGATGTTCACCTGATAATTAGCTCAAACTATCAACAACCACAAACCCATGTTAAAATACTATTAGTAATTTGCATGGGTTTTTATTATGGCTGCTGTAACCCTAATTCAGGGCGACAAAATGGATGCGGGTAAGGTTGATTATAGAGACGCCTTGGCCGTTAATATGTACGCCATTCCCAAACCTATCCTTGGTGCTCAAGGGTATATGCAGCAAATCCAAGGCCTAACCTCTTTCGGCACTTCGTCTGATGTATCCAATGGCGGTATCTGGTGCTCTGCCCAAGGTTTTGAAGGGCATTATCGCGTTCAGGGAGTCGATTTTGTCAGCGTATCATCTACTGGCGAGGTGACAGTTTTAGGAAACGTTGGCGGTGTTGGTCAGGCTGAGCTATGGTTCTCATTTGATAACATCGCCATTGTTCGAGGTCTTGGCCTCTACTACTACAATCCTACAGATGGGTTTAGGCAAATCACAGACAACCCTGCTATAGGAAGTGTTGTGGGTAAGCCGGTATCTGGCTGCTATGTCTCTTCCATTATGTTTTTGACCGATGGCGAGAGAATCTACCACTCTCAATTTGATGAATTCGCGGGCGTAGACAAGGAGGAAGTTTGGCTTGTTGATGCCGAGTCGGTTGCGGAGTTTGTCGCTGATTATACTTACGCACTGAGGCAGGCTGAGAATGATGAGCTGATTGTTTTTGGCTCTCGCTCCATTGAGCACTTCTATTTAACTGGAGCGTCTGGCTTTGCGTTTTCCCCATTAAACCAGAAATCATCCCGCCTAGGTGTTGTTGGGACTCATTCAATGGCCTTGTCTAAGGGTAGTTGGTATTTAGTGGGTAGAGATCAAGAGAGCGCCCCTAGTGTTTATATGTACCGCTCGGGCAGCTATCAGAAGGTAGCCAGTCGAGATATTGAAAAGACACTGAGCACTTACACTGACGACCAACTAGAAACCATTGTTGTAGATTCTATCGTTCAGGATGACATTGAGATGATCATCTTTCACCTTCCTGATACCACGCTACTATTCAATCCGACGATAGCTGGAATGGCAGGCAAAAACCTATCATGGTCTAAGTTAAAAACAGACACTACTGGCGACAAGCCATACAGGGCAAAAGACTTTGTACAAGACCCAAGGGTTAATCAGTTTATTGTGGGCGATAGACTGGATGGCACGTTGGGCATATTTGATAACACGGAATCTACTCATTATGGAAATATGGCAGAGTGGCTTTTATTCTCCCCTTTCGTCATGGCTGAGTCTCTATCAATCAATAGAATAGAAATTGAAACGATAGCCGGAATAGTTGGAGATGTTGAGGATGCAACTGTATTCCTAAGTACGACGCAAAATGGTAGAACCTACGGTCATGAATACTCCATGAATTACGGCGATAGGTATAACTATGGACAGAGGTTTGTAGCGCGTGCATTAGGCTATGTTCGTGACTGGGTGGGCTTTAAATTTCGCGGTATCTCAAGAAACCGCATGGCCTTTGGTTTGTTTGATGTGGATGCCTCCTAATGGCTATATCTAAAGAAGAGGCGTTAAGGCGTAGGCAGTTTAGATTCTCCTATAAAGATCTAAAAGCTATGACCTCGCTGCCCGATTCATTTATTAAAGATTACATCGAAGCGCGAGAAGAGGTGACGACTCTAAATGAAGAAAGCAGCACTCTTCAGGAGCAAGTTGCTGTAAACACACAAACAAACATAGATCAGCAGGACGAAATAGACTCTAACACGTTAGGCGTTAGCAATAACGCAGACAATATAGCCGCTAACGCCATAGCTATAAGTGATCATATAGGTAACACGGCAGGCGCTCATGCCGCTAGCGCAATCTCTTATGATGGCACCACTAGCGGCTATACAGCTATCGAGGTGCAAGCGGCCATAGATGAAGGTGCGGCTAACCTAGACACGCATGAGGCGCTAACGGCTGCTCATGGTGTAACTGGTGATAATGTGGGTACTGAGGATTATGCGCAAACCGCCATAGGTGGTGCTGTGCTTTTAGCTGACTTGGTGGCCGATGTATCTGCTACCACCACAGTCATAGCTACGGCGGACGTGGGCGCGGCTCCCGCCACTTATGACCAAGCTTATGCGGATCAGCAAACCGCTTTAACAAACGAATGTAAGGCCAAGATTAACTCACTGATTAATAATGATGTATTAGATTTGATCACTCAATTCAACGACCTTCTACAGCAAATGAAGGACGCCAAGCAGATGAATACAGTATGAGGTTTGAGCTAATAACACCGGATCAAGCGTCGGAAATCATAGACGCTGAGCTTTTAGATAGAATCTCTGATGACTATACGAATGCTGATAATATTAGGCTTCATAGAGATCACTTATATGTAGGCGTCTTCGGTGATGAGCTAATAGGGTTTATTAGGCTTCATCCTGAAAATAAAACAACAATGACTATCCATATAAACATACCGGAAAGGCATAGAGATAAGGCAAAGCAAATGCCTAAGTTGTTTTTCTCTGAGATGAAGAAGAATGCAGCGCCAGAAATTCAAAAGTTTATTTGTAAGATTCCTGTGATTTATCAGGATGTTTACAATTTTGCGAAGTTCGCGGGCTTTGAAGATGAAGGCTTGGACAAGAAATCAATAATGAAAGGCGGCCAACTAATAGACCGCTACATAATGGGTCTACAGAGGAAGGATATAGATGGGTGATGCAAGCAACGCCTTTGCAGGACTAGAAGATGCGGGTACACAATTGTACGGCGGCCTTACGGGTGAGACAGCTTCAGAAGCAGCTAAAGATGCGGCCGGAATAAGCGCCGAGGCTCAGCGAGAGGCATTGGACTACCTAATGCAGACTGAAGCAATGCCACAAGCTTTCCGCGAGGGCGCTCTCAGTCAGCTAGGTGCGTATTACGGAATTGGCCTAACTCCTCAATTGGATGCCGCCGGAAACCCTACAGGACAGTATGATTTCAGCCAGATTGATCCTACACGCCCAACACAAGAGCAGCAGATAGCTCAAGCCAAAGATAGCGCGCTTTACCAATCCATTTTAGGTGGTCGAGAAGCTGGTGAAGAGTCCTTAGCTAGACGAGCAACAGCGTCGGGCGGGGGTCTTCGTGGCGGCGCGACAACATCAAGTTTAATTAATTACAACACCCAACTTCAAAATGAAGCACTTATGCAATCGTTTGGGCAGCAACAACAGCAAGAGCAGCAGCGACTAGCAGGTCTTGGTTCGCTTGCAAGTCTACCAAGCATGGTCCCTCAGATCGCACAAGCTCAGGCGGGCATCGGGGCAACGCAAGCCCAAGGCATTACGGCAGGGGCGCAAGCTGAGCAGCAAGCCATGGGAAATCTCCTAGGACTTGGTGGAATGCTAGGAGCGGCGGCCATATCTGATAAACGACTAAAAGAAAATATAAACCTAATCAAGCACACGTCGCATCCATTCATCCCTTATTACGAATGGGAGTGGAATGGCGAGGCTGAGAGGCTAGGCAAGAGCGGCAAAGAGCGCGGCTATCTAGCTCAGGATGTTGAACAGGTCTGGCCTGATTTGGTTGTAACGGGTGAAGATGGATATAAGCGCATCCATAAAGAATTGGTAGAGCAGCGCCTAGAGGAAATTAAAAATGGCTAATCCTTTTACAGTGACTCCCGCTTTGTCTTTTGGCATGGGCGGCCTAGGCGATCTTGCCAAGGCTACTGGCGGCTACTTTGCACAAGAGCGCCAACAAGAGCAAGAAGCGGTCAAAGCTCAAGAGTTCTTAACGGCTATGGGTCAGGTTAATGCCGCTCAAGATCCAAAGATTAAACAGCAGTTATTAACTGAGGTTTTCACCAAATACCCTAAGCAGGCCCAGCAATTACGACAGCAAACCACCCTACAAATGGAGCAGGCTCAATTAGAGCAGATCGGCCAGCCTGAAGAAATTACGCCTTATCAGCGTGAATCCATAGACGTTAAGAAGATGGCACTAGAGCAGCGTAAACTAGAAAATCAGGCCAGAAAGTTAGAGCAACAATTAAAGCGTGAAGATAACGAACTTAAGCGTGAAGAGTTGCAACTAAAGATACAAGATAGGCGATCAAAGCTAGATCAGTCTAAGCGAGACGTACAAGAGGGCTTGGAGTCCGACTTGGCAACCGTTGAAAGCACACTGAACACAATCACGCAATTAAAGACTGGTGGCGGCCTAGAAGCTGCGGTAGGGACTAGCTCCTTACTTCCAACAATAGCAGGATCAGAGGCGGCTAACTTTGAGGCTAGATTGGAGCAGTTGAAAAGCCAGCAATTTTTGAATGAGGTTGGTAGGCTAAAAGGAATGGGGGCGCTTTCTGAGAATGAAGGTAAAAAACTAGCCGCCGCAGCTTCGGCGCTTGATTTAAGTATGTCTGAAGATGAATTCAAGCGGGAGCTTAATTACATTGAAGAGATGACGACCAAAGCTAAAAACAAGATAGCCGGAAAGCTCCCAACAAAAGACACTCAAGTGGTTAACTGGGGGGATATGTAATGGATGTTCGCCTACCTAACGGTAAGATTATAAAAGGCGTTCCAGAAGGGACGCCAAAAGAAGCCATTATGCAAAAAGCTATTGCTTCAGGTTTTGCCACTGAGCAGGACTTTCTAGACGATATGAAGCCGCCATCGGCAGGCGAGCCAATTCCTCAGAGCCTAACCCAGCAGGAGTTTGAAGCTAGAAGTGGTGATATTCCTGATATTTACGGCGAGATAAAACCAGAAGCGCCACAACCAGAACCCACTATTGGCGAAAAAGCTGTAGGCGCGGGAGAAGCAGCCTTAACCGCTGCCACTGGTGCAACTGGCGGAACGCTTGGAATGATTGGAGGTACCTTGCAAGGACTGGCTGAGGAAATCCGATCAGGTGAGTTCGGATCACGAGAGGCAGCGGATAGGATTGAACAACGCGCAGCAGACCTAATGCAAGATCTTACTTATGCGCCTAGGACGGAAACAGGTCGGGAATATGTGCAAGCCATTGGTGAGGCGGGTGAGGCATTAGCTCCTTTAGCTGGACTGGCCGGTCCTGTTCAGCAGGCGGCGCAACTTGGAAGGGCGGCTGTGCCACAGGTTGCTAAGGCAGCAGCTCCGGCAGCGAAGGTTGCGGAGGTTGCGGGCGGTGTATTCAAATATCAAAGCCCGACTAAGCAGAAGATAGGGCGAATGCTTCAGGCTGGTGAGCCTGATGTAGAGACGGCAAGATTTAAATTAAAAGATCCTACAACTAGAGCACCTGAAGGTGTGCCAGTGCTAGAAGGCCCGCAAGCTACTAGCAAACTTAGGCAAGCCCTAGATATTGGCGGCCCAAAAGTAACTACAGATAGGGCAGCGGTCGAGACGATCAAGCAAGGGTTTGACGAGGGAGTCATTGCAGCGGTTAAAGCTGGCTCTAAGACTGACAGATCTAAAATGTCCAAGATGGTTGATGTGTTAGAAAAAGGCAAAAAGAATAAGGCTTTTGCTATTAGGAATCGCCCTAGTGACGTTGCTGGTGACTCCCTAATGGAGCGCGTTAAAACTATCAGAAAGACCAATAAAGATGCTGGCCAAGAATTAGAGAAAGCATCTCAAGAGCTAAAGGGTGTTGATGTCGATAGCTCGCCCGCTATTAATCGTTTTATGAATGACTTGGATGAAATGGGTGTAACCCTAGAGCGCAGAGATGGAAAGATAACTCCTAATTTTAAAGGCTCAGACATCGAAGACTTGACCGCTCCAGAAATGGCCATTAAGCGCATAGTGGCAAGACTGGCCAAAGATAAGGCACCTAACGCTTATGAGTTGCATAGAGTCAAAAAGTACATTGATGAAAACGTAACCTACGGGAAGCAGGGCGAGGGGTTGGGCGGAAAGACTGAGCGAGTGCTTAAGAATCTACGGTCTAGCCTTGATCAAATCCTTGATGAAAACTTCCCTAAATACGATGCAGCCAATACAAAGTACGCCGATACGATAAGCGCCTTAGATGCCTTGCAAGATGTGGCAGGGCGTAAGATGGATTTATCTAGTGGTAGCGCAGATAAAGCTACGGGAACTTTGTTGCGCCGCCTTATGAGCAATGCTCAGTCAAGGGTTAGGCTCTTGGATTCCATTGATGAAATTGAAGGCGTGGCCAAGAAATACGGTACCACCTTCGATGACGACCTATTATCTCAGACTTTATTTGTGGACGAGCTAGACAGAGTATTCGGCCCTGTAGCTAGAACATCCTTACAAGGTCAGGTGGAGCAAGCTATAGAAGGCGCAGCAAGATCGGCAACACCTACAGGAATGGGTGACCTAGCTATTAAAGGCGTGGCCAAGGCAGCAGAGAAAGCTAGAGGGATTAATGAAGCCAACGCCCTGAAATCAATTAAAACGCTTTTAAGCAAATAAACACAATCACCACAAACCAAAATCAAAAGGTGAAACATGGCAAACTCAATAGTAAGACTCCCGTTAGGGTACTTTGGTGATCCAGAGCGCGGTAGACCGCTATTCAATGCAAAAATATGGATAGGTGAGCCAGATCTAATGGCTGCTGATATCCCATCAAATCAAAAGCAGGTCTTTGGCAGGCAAGAGGACGGAGACGAAGTTCCCTTGGCTCAGCCAGTCAGGACTAGTGCTGGCGGCTATCCCGTTGATGGCAGCGGGAACTATGTAACACTTCTAGTCGATGGCGCATACTCTATGCGTGTTGATGACAGAAATGACAATCAGGTTTACTACTTCAGTAGAGTGAATGCCGAGAGCTCCGCATCTATTCCAGAGGTTCATCCTAGACAGATAGCCGATGGTAATTCTACCATTTACAGCTCTCCCGCTACGCAAGATTATGATCCGGCTGTCTTTTTTGTTCGCCTAGATGGTGTCACGCAATACCCCTCTTTGGATTATACGGTTGATGACGATGGTAATATTGTCTTTAGCGTAGCCCCGCCAGAAGGTACAAATATAGATATAATCTTCTACGCTCCAGAGGTGCTAAATGTTGGAGGGAGCACTGTAAATGGCCGCACACTTCTAAACTGGTCAGAGTTGCAAGCACTCACTTACGAGAATATTGCTGAGGCTATAGCAGACACGGTTACACCTATTGGTAGTATTGTTGCAACCGCTGGATACTATGCGGAAAACGATGGCGGAGGCGCTACATACGCAGTAGTGGCAAACGGGACGGGTGTGGATGACGGCGGCTCATATCACGATATGGCCAATGGCAACCAACTTGAACTGATTATTGATGGTCGCGTCAATCTGCTATCTTTCGGGACTAAGAATGACGGCGCCACAGATATATCATCAAGCCTTATAAATGCCATTAGATTTGGGCGCCCTTTATATGTGCCCGATGGCGAGTATTTTATCAGCAACAAGGGTGCAAACACCGATGGCGCACTGATTGACAACTTCGTTAGTGATTTAGATGTGCTTTGCGATGATAGTGCAGTATTCATAGCGGATGACATTGACGGGGATATGATTAGAATCACAGTACCCGCTGACGGCGCGGGACTGCCCAGTAGGCTACTAAACTGGAAGTGGGTGGGTGGTAGGTTTGACCAACGCTTGCAAAAGAACTCCACATCAGTCCCATTCTCTGTGCCGTACCCGCCAGTCAATGTCGGAACCACTGCAACCGCTGAAGCCATATATATGCAGTGCTACTACACTGATAGCGGCAGTCAGCCAGCGGTTGATGAGGTTCACCTAGAGGGCATTACAACAGTAGGCAGTTACGACCATTGGAATCTTGCAGGGGGTGATGGGGGGTTATTCGCCGCTGGCGCGGTAAACGTAAAAGTTTATGACTGTACGGACTATGGCCAGCGAGACGCGGGCGTCTATATGTCAGGAGATAATATAGAATTTGGCATCACAAAAAGCGTCAAAATCCGCAATCAAAACTCTATTAATAGCTGTGCAGGGGTGACAGTTAAACGCGCCGCCGAGAATATCAGTATTACTGGCTGTCACGGGCAAAACACGTTGCTACCGATCAGCCTACAGTACATTGGCGCATCAATATCGGGTGCCTCTATTATTGGCAATACAAATGAGGGCGCATGGCGCGCATTTAGGATGGATGACTGCACTGGTGTCACCATGCTAGGTAACACAGTGAAAAACATTGGCCACACTATGGATAATGGTGCAATCCCGCCTACAACATTTACGAGTGGAATTGCATTCGATCTTAGTGGCTGCGTAGGCTGTAGTGTTGGGTTTAATACTATTGATGGGAAAAACCCCCTATATACATCAATATCATTTGGCGATGCATTTATCCTCCAAACGTACACGCCTACAGGAACCCAAAGTGCGAACAACAACATTAGTGACAACAATGTTACGGGTATTGCTGATGGTGGTAACGACACATCAAACGGTACTGGTAATTTCAATCAGCTTATCAACAACAAATACTTCAACTGTACAAACCTAGATCGTTTTGTAATGAGCGACCCTGATTCCGTGGTTTTCAATATCGGGAGTGAGGGTAGGTTGCTGGACTTTGGGGACGGGGATGATCGCCTTAAGTTTAAAGTCACCAATTCAGGTGGTGTTAATACCGTGGGTAGTTACAGTGTGGACGATGTGAAAGTTCTGGGCGCACAGCAGGCAGCCATAGGGGATTCTGTAGGCGGGGATGAGCAGGCAAAAATAAACCAAATCCTAAACGCTATGCGCAATCACGGTCTTATTGCCACATAAAGCGATAATTAACCCAAGCAAGAATTAGAGAGGCTTAAAATGGTAACTACAGTAAGAAGAAAGATTAAAGGCCAATACGACTCCATAGCAGACGCAAAGGCAGATAAAACCCTAAAGATCGGTGATACAGTCAAAACGTCACGATACTACGACACAAGCGACGGCGGAGGCGCTCAATATATTGTTGTTCCGACAGGTACAGGCATAGATGACGGCGGCTCATATCATAACTTAGCAAATGGGAATCAGCTTGAGTTATTAGCCAAAGGCCCATCTATTGATCTTAGAACCTTTGGCATGGTGTCTGGTGTTGAGATTGATCAATCTACACAATTCAATAGAGTACTGGCTTGGGTTAAAGGCAATGAGATAAAGCAAGTGTCCGTCATTGGTAGCTACTTCTTAACCAACACAATAACTCTTGACGATGTAACATTTGAGTTTACAGGAGCGTCAAATATAAATGATTATTTTGTGTTTAGCGGCTGTGATGGGTTTATTGTAAATAATAGTAATGCCGATATACGAGCGCCACTTGTGTTTAGGAATGTAGGCCTATACACGAAGGATCTAGGCTTGTATACGGGCATGAATTACACAGGAAATCTAAGCAATCCATATAACCAGCAATTCCAATTCCTATTATCCAAAGCTGCGGGCATTGACTCAGGGTACTGGTCAACCTGCATCAGACTAGACAAGGCCAGTCAGTCAGTTATCAATAAGTCAACACTGCAAGGTGATAGTGTGAGCGCTCTCACTCCAATTTGCCTAGACTGTGTTGATTCAAATAATGTAATTGTTGATAGTTGCGATTTCACGTACTTTGACGTCGCCGTTAATGTAAACGGATCAGGGGGGCTTGTTGTTAACAATAATCACATTATTGGAGGTGTGAAAGGCGTTGTTAAATCTGGCGATGAAAACTATCTAGCCGTTCAAGACAATCATTTTGCGGTATCCCTTAATGCAGTACTGATCCCCGATGAAGATAGCAACTCATCAAACCACAACCACTTTAGTGATAACTTTGTTTTGCTGTATGATGACATAGCATCGGTTACAGAAGACTTTGTTGCCTTTGATATAGCATCGAACTACAACAAGATCCACGATAATGAAATACTAAGAACCGTGGGAACTAGAGATAGATACGGGGTCATCTTGCGCGGTCTTGGATTTAGACAGTCTACAGCCAACCAAATTCAGCATAATAACTTCAACGCCATGACCAAGGGCGTGATCATAGAGAGCGGGGTGGTGAGTACTGATGTTATTTACAATAACACCGTTGGGGTCTCTAGGGCTAATCTT